GCGGCGCCTGCTACAGTACCTGCCACTGCTCCTGCAACATAGGGTGCAGCTTTCTTAGCAAATGATTGAGATCTGGTTGCAACCTTTGAAGCGGCGCCAGTTTTATTAACCGCTTTGGCAGCATTACCGACAAGGGATGTAATTGCTATGCCGGCTGTAACAGCTGCTGCAGCCGCGGCGCCTGCAGTAGTAGCTGTACTAAGTTCATCTGTATCAAAGCCACCACCGTTTGGATCTCTCTTAACTTCAAATAAACGTTTACTTTGAGGATCAGCCTCGGACTTACCTCTAACGTTGATGTTAAAAAGAACGTAGTGTTTTAAGTCTACCGACTGAAGATCGGATGGGTATTGTACGATATCAACCCCGAATTTATTGTCAATTCTTTCAAGGGGTTTATCAGAAGGACTGGTGTACTCTCTTCTATATCTCTCAACATAGTCTTCTTTAGCCATGTGTTTTCCATAAATAGTTAGATTATATTATATTTATCCCGTTATGTACAAAGCAACTTACAAAGGCCGTTACAGGGTCTCTAACCCTTCCAAGTATAGAGGTGACATTCATGATGTTATCTACAGATCGTCTTGGGAATTAAAGTTTATGAAATGGTGTGATACCAATTCATCTGTACTTGAATGGGGGTCAGAAACTATGGTTATACCGTATAAATCACCTGTTGATAGTAAAGTGCATCGTTACTTTGTTGATTTCTATATCCGCGTTAAAGATCGACATGGCGCTATAACCAAATACCTAGTAGAAATTAAACCAGAAAAGTTCACAAAACCACCAGCAATCCCACAACGTCAAACCAAAAGGTTTATTGATGAAGTGTTTCAATACGGCACCAATCAAGCTAAATGGAAAGCAGCCAACGAGTACTGCGTAGATAGAGGTATGCAATTCCTCGTTTTAACTGAAAAAGACCTTGGGTTATAACGGATAAATATAATTATGGCAACAGCAGTTAACCCTTTTCGAGATATTAGAATGAAAGCAGGCGATGTAGATCGCTCTCTCAACTGGTATCAGATTCAAGTTAAGAATCTTAAAAACGTCAGACCAGGTACTCTGATGACGAATGCACCTGATTTGACGACAGTGATTGTACCTGGTAACATGTATATGTTTTTCTATGATGCTAAGTTAAAAGATAAATTACCCTACTGGGATATGTTTCCTCTGGTTCTTCCTTTCAGAAAAGTTGACGGTGGTTTCTTCGGTCTTAACTTACATTATTTACCGTACCCAGTTAGATTTAAATTATTAGGTTATATGCATGCTTTAGCATATGATAGTAAGGTAACTGAAGGTACGAGACTTCAGTTAAACTGGAGAATTTTAAACGCATCGTCAAGATACGCACCCGTTAAAGCCTGTGTAAAGCATTATCTTTATAGTCAGTTAGAGTCTAGATTTTTAAAGGTGCATTATCCTGACTGGATTACCGCTTCACAATTACCTGTTGAGAGGTTTGTTGGAGCAAATAAACAAGAGGTCTGGAGACAATCCAGAGAAAAGTATTAATGGCAATCTCTACATTTAGTTTAGATAAATTTAGATCCGAGGTACTAGGGGGCCAGGGGTTGGCTAGAACTAATAGATTTGAAATTATTATAACTCCACCCCCCAGTCTTTCTAATCGATATAGAGAGAGTATTCTTACCAGTGTCTATATTGAACAAACAAATATGCCAGGCATCAATATTGCTGTAAAACCTTTAAAGATATTTGGACCAACATATCAAAGACCTATTACTTCTGAGTATGGAGGAGAGGGATTATCGGTTACATTTCATGTTGATAGAGACATGTCAGTGAGGAAGTTTTTTGAAGATTGGATGCATGTAATAGTTGATCCTAGTGACTTTACTGTTGGGTATCAAGAAGAATATATTACAGATATTGCAATACGTCAATTAGATGAACAAGATAACATAACTCATGAAATTATATTACTAGAGGCGTTTCCTAGAAATATGAATATTATGGATTTAAATAATGCATCGCAAAATCAAACTCACCGGTTAAATATTTTATTTGCATATCGTTATTGGAGAAATATCGATAACCCAATGATTACAACACCAACAGACATTCCTAGGTCTATTCATTTCCCAGAAGTACCTATTGAGGATAACGGGTCTGTGGTAAGTACCAGAAGTAGGCAGTTTAACCCTTTTACCACTAATTTAGAATATGATACCCCGGGGTCTGATCTCCCCATTTCAGCTTAATGATAGGAAAATATAATGGCTTTACCAAAATTAAATACACCAACATTTGAATTGACACTACCTTCTAATGGTAGTAAAGTTAAATTTAGACCTTTCTTGGTTAAGGAGCATAAAGTTCTTTTAACAATGTCAGAGGCTGAGAACAATGAGGTGGCAAGGATTATAAGAGAGTTGGTAGATGTATGTACATTTAAACAACTTAATGTAGATGAATTACCGCATTTTGATATTGAATATATCTTTATGTTTTTAAGAGCGAAATCAATCGGTGAATCGGTTGACGTTATTGTTAATTGCGAATGCGGTGAAAAGATAGAAACTAGTTTTAATATTGAAGAACTTAAGGTAGATAAGCCTGAGGGTCACAGTAATAAAATTATGATTAACGACACTGTAGGTGTTGAGATGAAGTACCCTAACATCGATGATGTTGTAGGTATCTTTGCATCTGATGATAATCAGAAAGTTATTGATATTATCATAACCAGTATCAAGGCCGTTTATGACGCTGATAACTACTGGGAGACTAAAGATCAAACTAAACAAGAATTAGAAGAGTTTGTATACTCTTTAACTAAAGAACAGTTTGATAAATTGGAGAAGTTCTTTGTAACATCTCCAAAGATAGTACAACACATTGAATGTGATTGCCCTAAGTGCGGTAAACATAACGTTTCCAAACTTGAAGGACTACAGAATTTTTTCGTATAACCCTTTCCTCGGATAGTTTAGTTAATCATTTTACACTAAACTTTTCATTAATGCATCATCATAAGTATAGTTTGACTGAGATTGAAAATATGATGCCGTGGGAGAGGGAGATATATGTTTCGTTATTAATTGATTATATTAAACAAGAAAACGAAAAGCTGAAAATGCTTAAACAAAATGCGAGGAATGTATGACCAAAGAAAATAAAAAAGAAGAAAAAGTAGCTAAGAAAGCAGATGAAGATTGGATGACCAAGAAATGGCGTCCGATGATGGCAATTATGTATATGACATGTTGTCTTATGGACTTTGCTATATTTCCAATTATGTTTACCATAGTTCAGTTCTGGGAAACAGCTATTCAAAATGATGCGTTTAGACAATGGGTACCTATTACGTTACAAGGTGGTGGTTTATTCCACGTAGCCATGGGTGCCGTTCTTGGTGTTTCAGCCTACGGTCGTACGCAAGAAAAGGTAGCAGGAGCAGCAAATGTCTCAACCAGTTTTCAAGGAGGCGGGGTACCAACACCTAACCTATCTTCATCAGTACCGTCGTTCTCAGGTGGCGGGTTTAACTCTCCACAACAATCATCAGGTTTTGGAGCACCACAGGCCCAATCATTCGGATCTTCCCAGTCCTATAATACTACAGAAACGACAACTGAATTTAGCATGAGTCCTGCTCCTACATCGACCCCCGGTGGAAGAAGACCCGTTACTCCTAACTTCAACGTATAATGCAGACTCCAAGCGCTACCGATCCTAGCTTTAAATCGTTCCTGGATAAACTCCAGGAACAAAATAATCGTGGCTTTGCTACTCAACTGGTTCAGTTAAAGGCTGATAGAGAGAATGTAGGTAAGGATAACGATAAGAGAGAAGAACAACTTGATGAGGTAGTTGGCTCTTTAAAAGAAGTAAGGCTGGCTGTTACCGGTATAAGCTTGGATGTCGATATTACCCCGTTGGTTGATATAGGTGAAAATCAAACCAGGTTGTTAGAAGAATTAAATAAGGAAGCGTCTTTAACAAGAAAGCTTACTGAGGGTAGTGTCGAGTATGATAAGGAAGCTGCCCAGTACAGGAATACCAGCGGTAAAGAAATTGAGAGTGTAGTATCTGGTAAGATGTCTAAGAAGGGTGGTTTCTTAGATTTTGAAACTGCTCGTGATACTTTATCCGGTCAAGGTAAAAGAGTTAGAGAAGATAACAAGTTCGATCTTAAACCTATTGAATATGTTCCTGGTAAGATGACCGGTAAGGTTACAGGTGTAGAAAAAGCTAAGGAAGATAAAGAAGCCGAGGATAAAAGTATACCTGATATGAGAGGTTTCTTTGCTACCCTTATCGATGAACTGTCTGCAGCTCCTGGTAGAGTTCGTGACTACTTAATTGATCACGAAGAAAAATCTCAAGCAAGTAAAGATAAAGACAATACAGTTACTAATAACGTTGAGAGGGTAACTAAAGACAATACAGTTACTAATAACGTTGAGAGGGTTACTAAAGACAATAATGTTGAAACTGTTGAAAGTTATGTGGAAAACAATAGAACTGAAAATGTAGGTAGCGTTTTTAAGACTATAAGTGAAAAAATAAAGACTATACCTGATACAGTTCGGGAATACTTAACTAATTATAAACAAGAAAATAATACCAGTAGAGATTCTACTGTTGAAAAACGAGAGATTAAAGTATCTAGTGACAGGGAAAAACCCGTAAGTGTAGACAACCCAGAAGCGGATAATATTAGAGATTCACAGGAAATAATGGCTGATAATTCTAAGAGTGATCTAGAATTATCTAAGCAAATGCTCGATACTACGAGAGAGCAGTTAACAGTATTACAAGAAATTAGAGACGCTCTTACTCCAAAGACCCCCGGTGAGTTGAGCGGCGGTAACGGGCCTCCTTCACCTGGCTCCAAAGCTGCTGAGGCTGAAGAAAAACCGGGGGGATTTAGTCCTTTAGATCTCTTAGATTTAATACCAGGTAGAAGAGGTAAGCCAGGCGCTAAGGCACCAGGTAAAGCTCCTGGTGGTATGTCTAAGCTGCTTAAGGTTGGGGGTGCTGCACTTGCTATTGGAGCCGGTGCTTATACTGCATATCAAGGGTACAGTGCAGCTGAAGACACAAAGCAATCTAAACTAGAAGGGGTACAAGCTCAACTGGATGCAGGTCAGATTACTACTGAACAAGCAGCTGAGCAAAGAAAAGAAATAGGTAATACAGCAACAGTAGAGAAGAGCGGTGCAGTAGGTGAAGGTACCGGTCTTGCAGGAGGAGCAATTGCAGGAGGAATAGCGGGAGCTAAACTAGGTGCAACGATAGGTACCTTTTTTGGACCAGGTATAGGTACGGCTATTGGTGCTGGTGTTGGAGGGTTAGCAGGTGGTGCATTAGGTGCATTTGCTGGATCTAGTGCTGGTAAATATGTTGGCGAAGCCATAGGTGGCGGTATAAACACTGTTAAAAACTTCTTTGGAGGTAGCGACGTCGGAGAAAAAACCAAGGAAGCAGTTACTGGTACAGCACCTACAACCGATATACAATTTAGTGAAGCTGAATTTGCTAAAGGTGATCCTCAAACATACCAGAAATTTGTTGAATTTAGAGACAAACGAACAACAGAAATATCAAACGAATTTGCTAAAAAGTTTGGAAGAGATAAACCTAATCAAGCAGATGTACAGGTTGCACAAGCTAAAGCAAAAGTAGAAGCTATAGAAAAATTTAAGAAAGAAATTGAAGTATCAGGTGCAGGTAAGTCAATAGCTAAAGTTGAAAAGTCTAGCGGTAAGACTGCTGAAGTTGATAGTAAGATGGTAAGCGGTACTGCTACAGGAACTTTACCTGAGGAAAAGGGTATCTTATCTAAAGCAGCAGATACTGCTAAGTCTGTTGGTTCGAGTGTTGCTGGATTTTTTGGATTCGGAGATAAAAAGAAAACCGATACAGTTGCTCCAAATACCAATATTAGTTCTACTGAAGCTCCTGCAACCTCTACATCTACTGTTGCGGGGGCTAAGCGCGGCGACTCTGGGTGGAACAATACTCCAGCCGGCGCTACAGTAGTTGATGAAAAAGGAAATCGTAGACAAGCTACTTTAGAAGAGGTTAACGCTGTCAAAGATGAACAACGTAAGACAGCAGGTAATAACTATGCGGCGGTTGTTCCACGAAGAGTGGACTCTACTAATGCAGCTGGCGCAACGGTTGCTCAAACTTCCACCGAAAATGCTGATATGTCAAGAGAGGCAGGTAAGGGTGGTAATAATAATACTGTTGTTTCTAACAATGTAAGTAATAATGAAACAACTAAATTTATGCCTTCTAAACCTTCTCCAAGACCGGAGTTTACAGGTTCTGCACTAGATCGATATTTAAATAAAACTGCGGTATACTAATAAAAA